TGTCGGTCAGGAAACACCTGTCCACAGCCTCACAATTGAGGTGATAGGGCAGTGTCTCCACGCGCTGGAGGAGGGAGAGGAAGTGGTCGTACATGGCAGGTGTTATCCCGTACACCTTCACCAACATTTCTCCGACGACCTCGGGGTCTGCCGGACGTACTCGTTCACTGCGGCGCTCCACCCATTTCCAATCAGATGGAACATAGGGCGTCTCGCAGTGGTGCTTCAGCACAATCATGGCGCGTTCAGCAATAGGCGCCAGAAACGGGACAAACGAGTACAGACCCGCCTCAGCTCGGCACAGTCCCTTGAGCCAAGCGTACGGGTCCTGCTTGGAGGGCCACACCATCACGTGGTGTTTATATAGGCGCCTCCCAAGCGTTGGCCCCCAGGCTAGCCCTCCCTCCACCGGGTAGGGTCTACAGCCCAGGTACACAGCACACCACGCATTGCTAGTGGTCGAGATCTTGGTCTCAAACCCAAACTCAGCTAGCGCGGCGGCGTATTCTTCCTCACGCCACGGTTGGCCATCATACCGTGTACGTGGGGCCACTGTGAGGGCGTCATCGCCCATAACGGCTATCCTGATGTTGGCGTCTAACCACGCCACTTCATCCGCCGTTGCCACAACCACCTCCTTCCCAAGCAATGAACGGGCCCACGCACAATACTGGGCTGAGCCATTCAGGAGCACGTTCACCATAGAGGTGTCGTCGCGCCCCGACCCGTTCATCACCTGCGCGCGATACCTGCCACCCAGGCAAGTACGGCCACACGGTTGCCGCCACGCAGCTAGGACACGCCTGACCTCTGGGGTGCAAATCCCCCACGACTCATACAACTGCTCGACGTATCTGAAAGAAAACGTCGAGTGTGTGCAGTCGTAGGCGGAGTAGTCCGTCTGCACGAACTGATGCGCCACCCAGTGCCCCTTGGGCTGTCCACGCTGGTCGGCAAACCGGTTGATCCAGGCATCCAACTGCTCTGGCGTGGACCCACTGGTGTAATACACCACGTTGTCCGCATGCCAGTAGTCATGGAGCCTGACCGTTGCCGGTCGGAGGTATGGCCCCGCGATGCAGTGTGCAACATCGTGGGGCGCCTGGATGGCCCGGGGGTTGGCGACATCGGGCCCGTCCACAAGGGGATCCGGAAACCCGTTCGCTGCTAGCTCACGCTTCACAAAGACCGTGAACTCGCCAAACTCCTCCCGCCACCCATCGCGCTTGCACGCGTCCGCATCCGGGAGAGTCGACTCCGCGCCGGACAGGTACAAGCCCAGGGCTTGCCACAACGCCTGCGCACGGGCGGGGGGGAAAGCTGAAATCCAAGTGGCACGCTCGAACTGGCGGCCCACGGAACATAGCTCTTCCCAAGTAGTGGACGGGTACACCCCCGGACCACCCCCCACCTCGTACGTCGCCTTTGGGCAAACCCCCCATGCCTCCGGAAAGGGAGAGGTCGCGAGCACCACCCGACCTGGTGCCCGAGGAGCAAGCCGCTCCCATGCCAACTGGTCACAACCAGTCGCATCGATAAACAATGCGGGGTGGAGGCGCGCCCAGAGCGCCGCCTCACTCGGACATGCGAGCCCCAGCACAAACGGTGGGACAAACCCCTCCACGTGCGCGAGCTCCCCGACCTCCTCACCCC